CATCATACACTATAATGACTGGTTGTGCAATACTATATGCTAGTCCTGTTCCTACTGTTAAACTCTTTGATCCAGTTCCTATTAATAAAGATGTGACAGAAGATGTTAAATATATATCTCCATCTTGTCCTGCTGTTCCACTAGAAGCACTTGTTCCACTAGTTCCTGCTGTGCCTGTAAGACCAGATGTACCTGCAGTACCAGTAAATCCAGATGTTCCAGATGTTCCTGTTATTCCTGATGTACCAGCTGTAGCATCTTGACCAGATGTTCCAGAAGTTCCAGTGTCACCAGATGTTCCAGAAGATCCAGATGAACCATCTGTTCCTGATTGACCACTAGACCCACCTGTACCACTTGATCCACTAGTAGCACTAGTACCACTAATACCAGAAGAACCACTCACTCCCCCTGTTCCATTACGACCAGAAGAACCACTAGTTCCTGCTGTACCTGTAATACCAGATGTACCTGTGATTCCAGATGTACCATTATTGCCAGAAGTGCCACTAGATGCTGATGTTCCATTAGATCCTGTTATACCAGATGTACCTGTTGTACCAGATAGTCCAGATGTACCTGCTGTGCCTGTGAGACCAGAGGTTCCTGATGTACCAGAAACATTACAAATAGCGTCATCTATTTTTTCTAATGATACAGTTAATGTATCACCATTATTGATTCCTGTGCAAGGAAGATTGGGACCTATGTAATTTACATGATCTGAATTAACACAAACATCGCTATCACATCCGCAATTTGAATTAGGTTGATAATATGCATCATAGCAAGGATCTCCAGGTTGACAAGACATTTATAATTGATTTATAATTATTAAGGAATATACATTATATAATAACAAGCTAATACAGGTTGTATGTTATCATGAGCTGATCCACCACCAGTGTTATTGTTAGTTATGAACACATCTGTTACCACTGTAATACCTGTTACAGAACTTGTTGTTGCGTGATTTTGAGGAACATTTTTAGATAGACCTATTGATCCACTTGCTCCACCAAAATCATTTTCTCTTCCTGCATAGTGAATATGTCCAGGATCTGTTACAGTTGATGTAGCAGAAGCTATAGTTGTATGTGTGTGTGAAGGAATTTGTGCTGTAGTTAATGTAACAGAATTTGCACCTCCTACATCATATAAAACATAGTTAGGATTGCCAGCATATGAAGGATTCACTGCAGCATCCAAAGGACCTCCAGGAACACTATCTATAGCACCAACACCCACTCTTCCTCTTTTATCAGGAGTGCCATTTAAACCATTACATAAGTAGATTTTATCAAAACCTAATGCAGTTATGCCAGCACCTGTACCATCAAAATTAGTTAAAGGTCCATAGTATTCAAGTACAGTGAATGGAATCATCTTTAAATAATATTGACTTCCAGAGCTAGGTAGAGATGCTAAATAAGCAGCAACTAAAGCATTGAAATCAGCTAGTTTTACATAGTTTGTTTCTACATCAAGAATGAATGCATCTAGGTCTACAATTGTTTCACAAAGTTTTGTTATAACAGCTTGTAATACAGCATGTGTATCAGAATCATCTGTTACACCATCTAAACAATCTACATCATAATCTGCATTTAACACATCTAACGTAACATCAATCACATCTATTTGTGCCTGTAGGTCACAAGCAGCCCTTACAAGAGCTTCGAATAGTTCTTGAGCATTGGGTGTTCCAACAGGTAAATAACTAGAAACAAGAGCACAATAATAAGCAGGGTTGATAGTTATATCAATACCTGTACCATCTAGAAAAGAAACAACAGCATTAATAAGAGCTGTCTCAACAGTGATTAAGTTATCTCCTGTATATATATCTAAAGGAATAGAATTTGGTCCTGTATATCTAACACATTCATCAGACACGATTTGTACACATCCATTGTAACATGCATCACAAGGTCTTGTTGTTGTACTGGTAGAAGTGGTACTTGTAGTGGTAGTAGTTGTGGTATCTTCTGGCATTTTATAATTTATTTATGTATTAAGAGTTTAACTCTACTAGCTATCATCTTTATTGTAAAACATTTTGCATAATCTTCATTACAAAACTTATATGTAAGTATTCTTCTGTAATTTAATAATTCACCAATAGGGCTACATGAAAGATTATGGTTCATTGAAAATATAATATTATTGTATTCTATCTTAGCTAAAATTGTTAGTTTAGCATCTATATCTTTTAATAATGCAGGAATAGTACCACATTCTATACAGTTAGTTAATCTTGGCTGTAACATATTTAATAAGTTTTGTAACTTGTTTAGCAGCATTATTACATGCTGAACACAAGCCATTTATCAATTGACATCCACATCCCACTTTAATTCCGCAACCTCTACAGTTTGCCATTTTAATGAAAGTTAGTTATATAGTTGTTGCCTGAACAACCACAGTTGTTTGAAATAAAATTATTAAGCATTCTATCAGCTTGTATATATAATCTATTTGCTGTATCTATTGCACAGTTGTTTGCTGCAGCAACAGATCCTGATATCATGTAATATATACTATTTAAAGTCACCTTTGATTGTGTTTTAATTGCAAGGTCACATTCCATCATGTCAAGCTTCATAAAAGCCTCATCAAACTTTTCTTGTATCACTTCAGTACGCATTATGTTCTTTTGTACATAATACACATACGCAGGTGTAACAGTGTATTTTAAATAATATACACCATCTGGTAAAGGAATTAAAGGTTGTCCTACAAGACTAAGACCTAAGGATGTTGAATTAAATATATTAAAATCATTAACGTTAAAAGGAAGAGACACAGGAGTGTTAAATCCTGGAATAGTTATTTCTATTGTAGGAGATGATACCACTGGAGGATCTGTGTCATAAGTTGATGCATCAGCAATTCCTAACGTTAATGTATTATAAGTAGGTATTACGAGTATATCTAAAATCATGTTTTTAAAAATAAAAATGCCAGAGGACTTGAGAATATCCTCTCACCCTCTGGCATAGGTTAATATGATCTACTCTTTATTAAGGAATCAAAGTAGTAGTAGTTGAAGTTGAAGGCCATATAGTAGTAGTAGTACTAGTGGTTGTGATACATGTAGTATCATCAACAACCGTTCCTAATGCAGCTTCTAATACAGATTCAATTGCAGCACTTAAGTTCTGAGGAGCAGCAATAATCACTGTAGAATCTTCATGGATATAATCACCCCACTGATAAGCCGATTTGTCATACTCATTAAACTTGATGTAGAAGGTATCATAAGTTGTACCATCTGTCACCCAGCTCTCAAAGTTTTCGTTATAACCAACCATTCTATATAAACTCTTCAAGTATCCTGCTTGATAACTGTAGAAATTCTTTTCTAATTGTTGAATTTCTGCAGAACTACCATATGCATAAGATGCACGTTGAGTGATAACTGGCTCAGCAACAAAGTTACATCTGTCAGCTACAATAAAATCAGCAGTTGTTGCAGGACCAGAATATACGAATGTTCTAAACCACATTCTGTCATATTCAAAAGGGAATGCAGCAACATCACAAGGCTGTCCATAAACAGTTAAAGGCTTACCAGAGATAACTAATAAAGCATTCTCATCATCACCCTCTCTTTGAAATTGATAGAAAGTGTTGAAACTAATGTTATCAGGGTTTGTACCTGGAGCTCTTAACTCTAATTGATAAATAATTTGGTCAATCAATGCTGGAACATCTACTGTTTCACATGGATTACCATCACAATCACAACAAGGTGCTTGAACAGTCACACTACGAGTGAAACCATTAAAGTACAATGTTTCAATGTAAGCAGAAAATGCACGAAGTGTTAATGTAACAACTTCACCGCATTTAACAGTCCAGCCACCAACTTTGGTAACTTGATTTGCTGCTGTTGCACAACCTGTAACTCTGTACCATTCTGTTACATTAGATTTGCAAGAAGAACCTGAAGGACATCCAGAAATTTTATCTGAACGCTTAGATCCTTGTAAATAAGTGTTTACTCTACCTTGAGCTACATAGAAATAAGGGGATGCTGCAATGTTACCAGCGTTAGCCACTGTGTAATCACTACGAAACAGCCCAAATTGACCTGCTGTTAAATCTTGTGTTGACCCAGAGCTAGGTAAAGAATTGCCTACTGGTACAACAAAGAGCGTGGTTAGGGAAAAATCTGCCATTTTGTTTTATTTTAAATTGTAAAAAAGTTATTCGTTTGTTTTAATTCTGTAAGCTGCACTTTGAGCAGCAGAAGAATTTTCAGTGTACATTGCTAGATTCTCCACTGTAAGATCTAAAAGTTCGTCTTCTAAATATAGTTCTAGTTCGCAATCCTCATCATAAGAATTTGTACCATCTAACATAACATATCCCACCTTGTTTATGTATTTAGGATATCTCATGTACATTATGTTCATCGTCTTTGGTGTGAACGTACCATCTGTAAATATAGAAATTTCATCTGTTGATAGAAAGTTGAAAGTTTCTTGGTATTCAAATGATGGTCTATAATGGGTATTTGCTAAAAGAAATTGTAAATCACCATGTTTAGTAAGATCACTATTAATCCATATCTTCCTATCTACACACACTCCTTTATCTGCTAATACATATGAATCTAAATAGAACATGTATGTTGGAACCAAAACAGTTATGTCTGCTTTCCATTGATTTAGTTCTACATTTGATAACGTTAATGGAAGAGGTTGGTGATTATAACTCTGCACCAAACTTTGTAAATCTTCATAACGCTTTTTAAATGCATCTAGACCAAGACCAG